TCTTTATTACTGGTATGTCATATCCTAGTATATTATGTCCAACTAATGTATCACATCTCATCACTTCTTCTAGCCAATCAGGGAAGTTAAGTACCTCATCTTCTGTAAAGACAACAGCTTCTCCATGACCTACTTCTTTAGCTACGATACACCAGATAACGCTTGGATCTTTTCCATCTGTTTCTATATCGAACACGATAGTTGTCATTAAAACACCCCCTGCTCCTTGATTGTTTCTCTAATTCTACCTGTGATGTGATTGTATTTCAGGTATCCTGTCTCTCCAGTTTCTCCTGTGTACCTATTCTTTAGAATCCTGAGTGTCACTACATTCCTTTCTTCTTCATCCTCTGCTTGCTGGTTTCTTTCTAATGCAATAACTATGTTGCTTAGTTGAGCGATACCTTGGCTACCTCTTAGGTGATTAAGGGAGATAGTACCTCCTTCCTCATGTGACTTACCTTGCTGTCTACTGAGATGGGATACGACAAACAACCCAATGTTAGTTTCAACCACCACCTCTCTTAGCTTGGTCATCAAAGCATCTATGTTTCTTCGTTCATCTACCTGAGTATCCCCTGACATAACTAAGTTTAAGTGATCTAGCACAACCCACTTGATCCCTTGAGTCTTAGCCATTAAACGTATACGACTTACTATCTTGTCTACATTTAACTCCTTGCCATCATATAAAGTTAATGGCTCTTCTCCATCTTCTCTGACAAACAGTCTGTCAAAAGCTTTGAGAGCTGTTGCATCATCGAACTGTTCTCTAACATCGTCAAGGTGGTAGGGTACATTTAATTCAATACCAACCAGACCATCTAAGGTTCTCTCGTTGGTTTCCTCAAGATGAATGATGCCTACCTTATCTTCTGTTGTAGTCAGTATGTGGTGCTCAAGCTCCCTAACAACAGAAGATTTACCCATGCCTGTACCGCTGGTGATTGTTACCAGCTCTCCTTGTCTAAAGCCTTTGGTCTTGTTGTTTAAACATACCCAAGGATAAGGTAGAGATTGTTTCTCAGGTCTTTCTACCCAGACTGTACGCAGTGATGACGCACCTTGAATATCATTGGGTGTCCATGTCTTAGATCTCCACCAACAGTTCTCAAGTTCTTTAAACAAACCAGCCTGTAACATATCACTGGGGTCTTTATATCCTTCTGGAAAGGACATGATCTTTACTTTCTCTGGACTGAACAACTCTAGTGCTTTCTCTATGGCTATCTGTCCAGCTTCATCATTATCAAAGGCAAGGACAATCTGGTCAAAGGATTCTAGAAACTCCAGCGATCCTTGTAAAGATTTAGTTACGGAGGATGCTCCGTTCTTTAGACTGACTACTGCCCATTTACCATTGAATACTTCAGCTAGAGATAAACAATCTATCTCTCCTTCTGTAATGGTAATGTACTTGCCACCTTTATCCCATAAGGATTCCCCAAACAACTTAGTTTCCTTGAAGTCTCCTTGTGTAATAAAGTCTTTAGATGCTACAGTCCGTGTCTTGTAGGCAGCAATACGTCCTTTGTTATCAGTGAAAGGATAGTGATGTTTGTTTATCTTACCATCTGAGCCATACTCGATCCTTACCTTGTATTGCTTTGATATAGCTTCTGAGATTCTTCTTTCTGTTATAGCACCATAGACTCCATCATGTCTTAAGGCCATTGGTTTGTCGGGTACTTCGACATACTCTCTACCTTCTAGTGCTCCTACTTCATTCTCATAGTATCCACATCCTTGTGAATAACAATGCTTGTGGTCATCATAGACAGCAAGGTTATCCTTTGAACCACATTGAGGACAGCCTTCATGCTTTAGAAACTTACTCATCTCCTGACTCTTTAGATAGGTCTTCTTCATAATAACTACGGAGAATCCATTCAAGTTGTTTGTTGACAGACCTCATGTTGGACTTAGCATCTCTCTCTAAGACATTCCCAATTTCAGTAGGAACGAATACCATCTTTCTTTTGTTACGCCACTCTTTGTTTATTTCTAATTGATTCTTATGACTCATAATACGTGCTCCACGTCTGCTAGATGAACTTGAACTAAATACTTACGAGACTTTGGGGGCTTGAATGTCTCTATTGCCTGACACCAAGCGTGGAATGAACTATGCGCTTTTATTTGTTCAGCATTATTATCATAGAAGATAATATAATCTCGGTACTCTGCATCTGATTGTTTCATATAGACCTCTGTTTTATAGTTTATAGGTTAGGTTGGTTGCTTACGGCAACCACTCGTATTCACTAACTAGGACGATGTTCCTTCAAAGAACTCTTTGTCAGTTTCACCAGCTTGTTCTTCAGCTATCTCTAGAATCATTAGTCTCTTTGCATAAGGAACTTCACCAGCAGTAGGATGCTTCTTAGTTACATACTCTAGTCTTACTTTACTTCCACTAGGTAACTCTTGTAGATCCTGAGCTGCAACTGGCCCTTTCTTGTCAAAGACATCTATAGCATATCTTGATGAGAACTTACGCAATGGTTGACCTTCATACTGCTTGGTTTTAACACCTTGCTTATTCAGTTCTTCAACTTGTTCCTCAGATAAAGCCAGTTGTAGGCTGAACTTCTGTGTGCTTTGTCCTTGATAGACCTCATGCTTCGTCAAGTTAGTCTTGAAGATTGTGTTTGCTTCAATGATTGGCATATTTTATTTCTCCTGTGTTTATTGATTAATAGGTATTACATTGGTCTATTGGTTTATTGGTTCATCATTCTCATTATAGTAGTCACCCACTATAGGAATATCTCTTGAGGTATTAGCCATGAAGACCATTAGTAAAGACACAGTTTGATCTGCCGTGGCGTGTAAAGGCGTGGCATCTGTTCTAACTTTAGATAGTTTATGTGGAGGTAGATCGGTAGCTTGCCCCAGTTCTTTAACTGTGCAACGTGTATCTTTAAGTACTTGTCTGACTAGAATATTCCAGTCGATGTTTCTTGAGGGTGTCTTTAACATATCATTATCATTTATTGGTTTATAAAAAGACAGCCCTCTAGAGTAGGCGCGTACCCCAGAGGACTGAGAGGTTCGGGTTACTGATCGGAGGCTAGAGGGGTGATAGTAACCCTAGGCTTTAATGATCTATGAAGAAACCATCAAAGCTTACACATACTATATCATCTATGCTCTAGTCTGATAAGTAGGTTATCAAAAGCTATATCTCTTGCTCCTGATAGTTGTATATCTTTGTCTAACATCTCAAGGATGTCTTCTTCAAACTCATCAATATCTTCAGCCTTTAGCTTATAAGGTAGCTTTTCGTTTTGCAGCTGTCTCGTCAGCCATGAAATGTCAGTTATCATAATGGTTTCCTTGTCACTTAAATGCTATTACATATAAGGTATGCTGCTTAAAGGTTTGTTTCTGTCTTCTAACCTTGGTAGATAGTAATCAGTTGTGGCATTAAATTCAGTTACAATATCTCCTTGAACTGTAGCTTCTGCCTTGAAGGTAGTGTATTGCTTGGTAGACTTGTAGTGTCTTATGTTCCTATACCCCATTAACTGAAGAATTCTAGGATAGTCAACGGCAGAATAAACAATACGTTCACTTAGATATGCTGGTAGTTCATCTTTTACTCTTGGTTTTCCTCGTTTCATGACGCTCCCTCTTCATCGTTCTTAGCTCTTAGTTTTCTGAAGTCTTCTATCAGTGCCTCAACCTCATCATGTTCCATGTGATATAAACTACCCTTAGGATAACTTCGAATTGATATTGCAGACTTTGTGTCCTTAACAATCACATCTTCATATCTAGAGCTGCCCTTGTAATTTCTTTGAAGATCTACGTTTCTTAAGTTTACTTTCACTAACTCTTCTAAGACACTGATTACCTTAGACATTTGTTGGCTCTTTACTAGGAAGTTGCTTGAGTAACTCCCAAGGTCTAATACATATAGAGTTTCCGTAGAAACACTTGTCGCCATGTTTTGTTCGTGACGGTCACAGTTATCGTTCATTTCTTCAGTTGTTAATGTCAAATATTCAGTTGCTAATGTCCAATCTTCAGTTGTTACTGTCATGGTTTATCTCCATTGGTTTATAAGTTAATGTTTATCTTGCTCCCTATCTTTGATGCACAATCTCTACTCCGTCAGAGATCTTATACTCTCTATTACAATGGTAGCAGTGGTATATATTCCTGCTGTAATAGACAATCATATTACAACCACAGTGACATTGGCTGTCTTTACGTCTCGGTTCTTCCTTCGGTTTTATCCATCTATTGAGCCATTGTTTCATGCTGATGTTTGGTGTATGTGTAAATCAACTAAGAACTGATCGTGATCTTTTGCTTCATAAACACCAATCAGTTTACCTCCTCGGTTATGTCCTTGGTTAATCAATTGGTTACTGACAGCCATACCTTCGAAACATACATCAAACCAGTCACGCATCTTGTGTTTGGTATATTGGAAACCATTATGGGTAAGAGTTTTCCCATCATTCTTAAGGAAGGGAGGTAACTGAAATACCGCCAACTTATGTCCCTTCTCTGCTGTCTTGATCCTGTCTTTGATTACTGCAACTGATTGCACTGTCATTTCAAATCCTCGTTATCTTGACGTTTATAGTTTCCATATGTCTTTTGTCTTTCTTCCATGTAAGAGATCATTCTATCTAGATACCACCTAGCTTTCTTCAGTGATTCTAGACCTCCCTTAGATCTATATCGTAGCACATACTTCAGTACGTTAGCCGAGTAAACAGACTCTCTTCCATCATTAATATTATCAACATGACTGTCGATAATATCTATGACCTCGAACTCTTTATTCAGTTTGTAATGTTCAGGGTGGTTAACTGGATCACTCATTATTCTTCCTTAATTGATTTAGTGGTGTGTGCCTTACGCTGAGACTCCGTGCCAGCAACTTCATTTAGCATCTGATTCTCAAGCAGTCTTACATAATCATCATGTGTTATCTCTTCTACCGTGAACACAGGTTCTTTATTAACCCAATTCTCTCCTTCTTTGTATATAAATTCTCCCATTGAAGTAAGGTAATCCAGACCTTGCCAATCTTCTTTATCAATTGTACGTTTAGCAGCTGCTTTACTTTCAGCTTCTACTATATCCCACGCTTGATACTTATATGTATAGGTTAGCTTGTATAGTTTAGGCATCACTCACCTCTTGTAATTCATTCAAGTAATCTACGGCTTTAGAAGCCATGGTCGATGCTTTAAAGATAGCCGTCTTATCATCCTTCAGTACCTTCATCCAAGCATTTAGATACTGAGCATGGTCTACTCTAGGTTCGTTGTGTATACCTAACTGTATGCCTAGGAATGTAGCTCCTAGCTCTGCCACTAGTTCTTCTTTTGCATAATCTTTGGAGCCATGTTTATTCTTTATATCTCTATCTAATCTATGCTTTGCTCCAGTCCAATGAGTCAACTCATGCAGTAGTGTGCTGTAGTAACATTCTATCTCTGATGAGGTAGATGTACCATGGAAGTATTCTACATCTGGTATTCTAATCTTATCATCTGATGGACTGTAATATGCCATACCTCCGTCTACGATGTTAGCTCCTGAGTTCTCAATGAACTTATCAACGTCATCTAGTTTCTCACCTAATCCCTTTGGTTCAGGGGTCTCTATCTCATACCCTTCTACCTGTGATGCATTGAACACAGTATAGTTCTTCATGATAGGTATGCTTCTTACCTTACCATCATCATCTAGGTTTCCTATGTTCTTGTAGAATATGATGTGTGTACCTTTCTCTCCCTTCTTAACTTGAGCATCCTTCTCTTTCCATTGCTTGTATGTACCCCACTCATTCGTGGGCATCTCTTGCATGGCAAGCATCATGATGTTGATACCATGATATTCATTCTTACTGACTACATTGATGGGGATACCGTGGTTACTTAACCATGGTTTCGTCCAGTCTGAGCCATGCTCTTCCATCAATGAGATTACCTTGTTGGTTATGTTTTCTCTTAACTCATTAGTGTTCATGTTCTACCTCTTGTTTATTGGTTTATGTTATGGTCTTGTTCCATTCCTCCCAGTCTTTATCATGGATCTGTTGATCTAGTTTAGTCCACTCAGTACACGCAGTGGAATGCTGATGAAGATGTTGGTCTTGCATATCTTCTTCCGTTACCTCAGGGTCTAACAGCTCTTTATAGTAATCGTAGTTAGCTTGTCCGTACTCTCTAAGGAATTCTTCTTCTCCAAGTGTAATGAACTCTTCTTGAAGATGAATGTCTAGCTCGCTCATCTTGCTCATCTCTTTTCTCCAGTGTAATGTAGGTTCGTTCAGTTAAACAGACTATGAATCCTGCGATAGAAAAGAAGGCACATAGTCCAGCTATATATATAATCAACATCGTTAGATCATCCATGTATGACATCCTTCCCAGCATTAGCTAGGTCTACTTTCTCTTGCATCATCCTACAGTAGTCTTCTGCATATTTCTGTGATGTAAACGATGCAAGCAATGTCTCTCCCTCTCTTACTTCCCAGACTTTATAAGTCTCTACAACTATCTTCATGTTATATTTCTCCCTCTTCTCTCATTGTTATTAGTTCTTTCTTTAATGCTTTGATACTATCCTCAAGGAAAGCTATTGCATAGAGTATCCTTGTTGCTGGGCGTGTGTTCTTGCAATTAAGAACATCATCACACCCTAGAATGTTGTGCCTTATGGTGTCTATTAATTCTTTATTCATCTTCTTTTCTCCATTTTAATATCAAATTACGGAAGTCTAGGCTGTAGTAAGACTATGTTCCATATCTATTTCTGTAGTTACGGAAGTCTAGGCTGATAAGGAGTAACCCATTTTCTGATTTGAGTTATGCACAGGTTGTCCACAGGTTGTCCACAGGTTATGCATAGGTTATGCACATGGACT